TACCAGCGTTCAAACTTCTTTCACTTGTTGTCAAAGGCATTGCACCAATCATAAAAGGAATGGTATATCCGTTCCAATATATAGCAGAGAAAATTTCAGAATGGACAGATGGTCTTGACGTTGCATTGAATACATCCAAAAAATTCAAAGAGTTTTTTGAAAACGATGTAGTAAAAGCTATATTAGGTATTGCTGGAGCCGGAATTTTATACAAGGTATTTTTTGGATCGGGCGGACCATTAAAATTGATGAGCATGTTGTCTACTCCATTCAAATATGCGAAAGACGCTATAAGTGGAATGATGGGCAAAGGTGCAGTAGATCCATCCAAAGGATTATCTGATATATCAAAGGGAGCGGAGAAAGTTCCATCAAAGTCTGGTGTTAAAGATTTTCTATCTGATCTTGCATCTGGCTTGAAAAAGATGGGAGATGGTAAAGTACTATTTGGTGCATTGAACTTGATACCTTCGTCAATTGGATTGATTGCAATGATACCAGCAGCAATTGGTATGGCGGCAATTGGTGTAACTGGAGGACTGTTTGCAGTTGGAGCCAAAGGATTGGCACAAGGTCTTTCTGCACTAGCAAATCCTAAAGTTCTACTTGGTACGCTTGCATTACTTGGAATTGGTGGAGCATTTGCACTGTTTGGTTTGGGTGCAAAACTTGTTGCCGATGCATTTGTATCAATCGCAGCAGTAATACCAGAAGCTATTGTTCCACTTACTCAACTTGCATTATTGTCTCCACTTCTTTATGTCGCGGCAGGTGGAATTGGAGCACTTGCTGTTGGATTGGGAGTTTTAGCAGCGGCAACAATTCCTGCAACAGTTGCTTCGGTGGGAATATACGTTATTGCAAAGTCCGTAGAAAAACTTGGAAACAGTTTTGAACAAGTATCCAAGAACACAATTTCGTTGGCAAAATCAATTCCTACTGTAATCAATCCTATAAAGCAATTTGCTTCAATAAACATGAAGGAAACTGCGGAAGGAATGATGATGTTGAGTAATTCACTTGCTTCGTTTGGTGTTGGGTCTGCGGTTGCCGGTATAGGTTCATTTGTTGGAAATTTCTTGGGAGGCGATCCTATAGCAAAAATGGAAAAACTAGCATCCATCAGCGACAGACTTAAAGATGCAGCATCAGCAATAAGTTCAATTGCGTCAGCGACTAGTAGATTTAGTGCAGTAGATAGTTTTGCAAAATCGGTAGGAGTGTTGGCCGACTCATTAAATAAACTCACAGATTCACTTGGCGACATAAAAACAGAAGAACTTGCCAAACTTTCTACAATAGCAGGCGCAACGGGTGCAAGAACAGAAGCAGCACCAGCCGCAACAACAATGTCCACAGAAGGTATAGAAGCAAAATTGGATAAATTAACTGAATTATTGGTAGGTGGTGCAGTCAAAGTATACATTGATGGAAAGAATGTAAGTGCTGTAGTCGCCAACACTGCGGGCAGATAATACTTATATGATATGATACAAGATGCTCCAATACCAAAGCCATTAAGTCCGATTCAAAGAATTACAGCGGACGAGCGTCTTGCAACGTTTCAAGCACAATCCAACAGTATATACAACAAGTATACTCCGTTTACAACATATAGCATAGGTCCATCACAGCCATTCATATACACAAAGATCAGCGACTCTACAATATTAAAGAACTTTACAAAGTATGACACATATGCTGCGCCGATTGGTTCAACGGCGAGAGATGTTAAGCGTATTGGACAATATTCAATATCAGGAAATGGAATACTATATCTTGGCAAACAGTTATATCTTCAGAAAGAAAATGCATTCAATGAAACCAGAATATACAATCCACTTAGTTTGCTAAAAGCAACAGCAAGACCTGCGTCACTTGGATTGATTGATTATCCACAAAGACATTTGGAAACAAGTGGTGGACTATTGAATTTCTTCAAGGACGCATTGCTAAGTACAATTGGTTTTGAGAATAAGGATTCGAAAACACCAACAATAGAAGGAACCGCCACTGGAAGAAATGGTCAAACTCCATATGCTTCTTATGTTGGTGCACATGGCGGAGCAAGAGCGGGTTTGATGCGACTTGGAACAGCATCAGCAGCAAGTTCAATTTTTGAATCAACATGGGTTACAAATCCAAGTCAAGGTAGTACAAATGGAGGATTTTTAGCAAACCTTGGAAGATCATTAGTTAACAAGCTTAAATCTCTTATACCAAGCACAAATCCACTAGGAGCATTTGGCGGAACAAGTTCAGAAGCATGGGAATTCAGACCAGAATACAAGAAGGGTAAAGATGGAATATATTACGCATTCTTGGCAGACAATTCTGGATTTATGACAGTGAATGCACCAGCATCTCAGCTGTTCTATAACGATAGAACATTTGCTTCTGCAAATGCCGCGCAAAGATCAACAGTAAAAATAGCCAGTGATTTTCACAAATATTATCCACAAAAACAAGCAGACGCAAGCAGCAGAGTTTGGTATGCGAACCCATCAAAAATTTCAGAAGACTCGGTTGGTATAACAGATGTTGATGGAAATAAGAACAACTTAAAAAGTCTTCATGAAAGAATGGTTAAGTCAATCAGTGCGTTCCAAAACCCAACAGCAAATCAGTTCAGAAGATCCGCAGAAAGATACAGCGAAGTAAAAGACTCAAAAGGAAACAAGTATCCAACATACAATGATATTCCAACTTATGGTGAAGAAAATAAGTATGAATTGAGAATTGAAAATATCAAAGGAGCAATACCAATACGTAAGAGAGGATTTTCTGAGGCAACTTCATTCGCCAATATTAGCAACGGAAAAACAACAGGCGAAGATTCATATAATACGTTGGAAGCAATAAGTGGAAAAAGAGACACCATACCAAAAGAACTACTTGATGCAGATCCAAATCAGTCGAAAGATTTGATATTTTTCTATTTCTATGATCTTATTAATGAAATGTATATTCCATTCAGAGCAACAATTAAAGGATTAAGCGACCAACATAATGCTGAATGGGAAGAAATTTCATATATTGGCAGAGCAGACAAGCTTTTCATGTACAAAGGATTTTCCAGAGATGTTAATTTTTCATTCACTGTATATGCAAACAGCGCCAAGGAAATGCTGCCAATGTGGGAAAGAATCAATTACTTGGTTGGATTAACAAGACCAAGCAAATACACTGCACTACCAAACAAGCCAATGACTGCAAAACAAAAACAAGAATTATTGGGTAATGCAACTGAAGCATTGAATTTGGCCAACGAGGTAGGTGACGTTGGTGGACAGGAAGCAGCAAACACCAGAATAGAAGAGTTGAACAAAATAAACTCGAATGAGACAACTGGTAGAGAAGGAAAGTTCATATATCCTCCAATGACCACATTCAGACTTGGAGACATGTACGTTGATCAACCTTGCATATTAAGCAGTGTTGGTGTTAATATTTCAGACGATGCAAATTGGGAATCTCTTCGCGCCGATGATTATTCATACATATACAAGCAATATAGCGATGACATAATTTCAAAGGGAACAAAGTCTCGCCAACTGCCATTGCAAGTTGATGTATCCGTCACATTAAAGATTCTTGAAAAGGCACTTTCACTAGGAAAGAATGCACACTTCGGAAAAACAGAATATGATTTCTCTGGAAATGAAACCAAGAGGTGGGTACTATGAACAGATATACTCCAACCAGCAACAATGTTTTCAATAGATATGATGGTAAAAGAGTGTTTAGAACTACTCGATATCCAAAAATACCATTCTACTACGACGACATATACATAATAGCAACAGAAACAGACTATTTAGATAGCATGGCACAGAAGTACTACAAAGATCCATCACTTTGGTGGATACTTGCTCAAGCCAATGGAATCAAAGGAACACTTAAAGCTCCAACAGGAAAACAAATGAGAGTACCACAGCGAGTGGATTTGATAGTCACAAATTTTACAAAAGCAAACGCAGTTTAAAATCGTTACATAATTTATGCCAGAACCATATAAATTTCCTTGGGGTCTAAAACCATTGGATCCAATGGTAGAGAAAGAATTTCAAAGAAGAGTCAAGGATTACAATTTGAATCCAACATCTTCTCCATCAGATTCTGCTCCATATTCAGGACCAAGAACAGCATGGATACGTGTGTTCTCAAATGGAATATCAAAGGACGACGAGGAAAATGGCACACCGAACGGATTTGTTTTGGGAGGAACGGAAGGGTTTGACGAGAGTTATGGATTTGCTCCTTCTGCATATGATATGGAAGCAACAGATGGTAAGGTAACAATCGGCGTGGACTGTTGGGGAGATAAGCACGAAATATCAGCAACGCCTACCGACCCATCGTTGGGAGTTGGTTCTGATACACCACACAGACCACCACCATCTGTCGTATCATTGGAAACAGAATTTTCTGGCGGAAACAACTCTGGTTTCAACGCCACATGCAGAAAAACAAAAATTTCATGGAAGTGCTACTCGCTTTCACAACTTGAATATCTCACACCATATTTTCTTACACCAAGAATAACTATATTGGCAGAATGGGGATGGAACAATTATGATCCTTCATCGCTTGTTGATCTTACATCCACAGAAACACTATACAAGATATTCAAGGGTGACAAAGAAGAAATAGATAACAGAATAAGAAGATCGCATGGCAATTATGACTTGGCACTTGGATTCATAACTGATTATGGATATACCATGAATGACTTTGGTGGATTTGATGGATATACCACAATAACTAATGCGAATTATTTGGTCGAAGGAAAATCTTATCAAAATCGCCAAGATTCAAAACAGGACAATACAAATCCATCTGCCTCATTAAAACTTAAAGACTTCAAGGAATTTGTGTTTGAGGACATGGACAATCTCACAATTAAGAACACAAACGCAAGAACAGTCCGAGTTGAGAATCCAAGATATTCTGGTCCATATGGGGGAAACATCTACGGAGGAAACTATAGTCCAACATATACAGAAGAGCGAGATGCATCAACTGACATAAAAATAAACACAAAATACAAAGTATTTAAAAACGACGATGATCAATGGATGCGAATGGATTTGGTTGCGGAAATAATAAATCAATTTTTCTCAATCAAGTTTTTGGATTCAAACAACAAGGAAGTTGATGTGGCGGCTGGAGTTCTTGATATAAGAGAAGTTCCAATATGCGCACACCCTGCCATAAAATCAACCAATAGAAACTTCATTATACCAAATAAATTTGCTCCAAGGTTTGTGTCAAAATCGGATAGTACAAAAGACGATTCGTTGGTTGATAAAGAAGCAAGAAGACTGAGCGACATAAAGCAGGTTGGGTCAATTTCAACCACGCAAAATCCATCGCCAAATGGAGAGTATGCAAAACTATTCCCAGATATATTAAAAGTAATAGAGGAAAATAAATTGGATGACACGTTTGACAATTTGGTTTCCGCGCTCAACACGGGAGGAGCCAGAACAAAATATGGATCATTCCCACAGTTCAAGGACTATGAGGACAATGTAAATAACAAAGGATATCCAAAAGCTGGATATTGGGGATATTTGGAAGATGTATTTGTTTCAGTAAAATACTTCAAAGGTTTGGTTGAAAAGCACGAAACAGTCCTTCGACTGATTGAAGAGTTGTTACAAGGTATATCCGAGTGCATGTGCAATATAGCACAGCTACAATTGAAGCCAGATACAGTGGGCAATGTGAGAAAGTTTGTCATTGATAACAATTTTACTCCAATTGGTGACGACAGAAGCGCGGAAAAACTTCCAAGATTTGTATTGAATGCAACAAACAATGCATTCATGAAGAGCAATTCCATCACCATAAAGATCAGCACGGATATGATGAATCAGATGGTGATGCAAAGCGCAAATCAAAAACAAATACCATCAGAATATGGCACAGCCACATACGATCCAAAGAGCATGAAATATAGCGTGTTTCAACGCGGAGATAGAATGTTTAACTGTGGTGTATTTACTCCAAAACAAATACAAGATTCAAATTCTTCCACAGACAATGGTAAAGGAAAATTCACCAGAATGTTTACAGAACAAAACCCAGATTTATATGTGTATATTTACAACCCGACCAAGAAAGGACAAAACTTTTTGGAAAGAACAGTGGGAACAGGAACAGATTCTGATGAAGCAAATCAGGTGTATATACTCACGGAAACAAATTCAAATTTCTTGAAAACTATTTTGCTTGATATGAAGAATGCAAGTAAAGCTGTTTATACCAACAATGGAATCATGCCGGGCACAGATTTCAAGATGGAATTTTTGGGATTGTCGGGTATAACATTTCTTTCGCAGTTCACATTAGATCATGTGCCAAGAACATACAGCTACAAAAATGCCGTGTGGCAAATATCAGATGTAAGACATAGAGTGGAAAATAAGATATGGACAACCAGCATAACCGCTCAAGCCAGACCGTTCATAACAATAAATGAAAAGGTATGAAATATAACGACAAAATAGTTGGAGAATATGGAACGTTTGTTGATTTGAATGGAGAATATCCACTCCCATCAAAACCTTTGCCAAACAAAAATGATTATGACAAGGGTATATTTATGCGAGCATTTTCAAAAAGAATAAATGGCAACATCATAAATGAAGTGAGTATGGAACAGGCAAATCGTTTGAACTCTGAACTTTACAAAGTAGTGGTGGCAAAATGGACCATATCAGGACCAAGAGAAAATAGAATTATAAATGGAATACTTGAATATGGTGTAAAACAATCAAACAAATACGAGATTGAGCGCATAATAAAAGAAGAAGAAATTGATCTTTCAAAAGTGCTTAATAATCATCTTGAATATTGGCGAGGACATTGAGTTCTTGACTTTTTAGGAAGTGTTCATCAATATGTGAACGTGCATATTGTAGAAACACAAGACGAGCTTATTTTGATGTGTAGTCACATTGGCAGCGATGCTTTTGTGATGGATGCTGTTTGTGTTGATCATGAAAAGCATGCCCAAAACAACAATATAAGTTTATTGATGTTTTACTTCATGTCTTCCAAGAGTTTATGGTGTTTACCACTTCATCACAACGAGACACTTCCTATTGCCAATTCACTGAGCAAGGTCAAGGATCATCTCAAATTCTCTATTCACAACAAGTTTGTTTTTGACAAGAAATCAGTCATACAACTATTTGATGATGACTATGATTTCATTGATATAAGCATTCTCAAGTATCTTGATGAGGGAATTATTGACCAAAAGCAACACGAAACAAACGCGCATATTTTTATTCGATCAAACTTTAGAAATGTATCAAATATAAATGCTTGCACTCCAATCTACAAGCATATCAGAGCATTCAGTGAAAAGATAAACAACCTTGGTAAGATAAACAATGAAATGATTCGCGACGATGGTTTCAAGTTTGTCAATAACACCATGACAAAGTGCTTTGCCAAATTGGAGAATGTTGGACTGTGCGTGAATGAAAACTTCACTGAAGAATTTGGAAATGATCAGACCAAACATATCAAAAACAATCTTGTGTTCTCTCAATATAATCTTCTCACCAGCACTGGCAGACCAAGTAATAGATTTGGTGGAGTAAATTATGCGGCGCTGAATAAGAATGATGGCAGCAGAGAATGTTTTATCAGCAGACACAAAAGCAACGGCATGCTTGTGATGATGGATTATAATGCATTTCATCCAAGACTAATTGCTCATCTTGTTAATTTCAACATGAGTGCCGAGGAAAATCCATATGCATACTTGGCCAAATATTTCTTCAACAAGAAAGAAGCAAATGATGAAGATATTGCCGTTGCCAAAGGATTTACATTCACACAGCTATACGGCGGCATAGACAAGAAATGGCTGCATATTCCATACTTCTCAAAGATCCAAGAATATATTGATCATCGTTGGAAATTCTTTGAGCAAAATGGATATATTGAGACGCCAAAATACAAGAGAAAAATCAAGGAATGTCATATTCCAGACGCCAATCCAAGCAAGCTGTTCAATTATATTCTACAGGCATTTGAAACAGAAACAGCCGTGGAAGTTCTTGGAGACATTCTGTCTGAACTAAATGGCAAGAAAACACAGCCAATATTGTACACATATGACAGCATCCTTTTTGACGCTCACAAAGCAGACAAGATGGATACAATCAAAAAGCTGAAAAACATAATGGAACGAGGCAAGTTTCCTGTCAAAATATATGTAGGAAACAACTACAAGGATATGAAGCAAATATCCATACCTTAATATTTATAATAAGCATATATATCACTGTAGGTTTGTGATATATGATGATATTTATATATTATGGATAAAAGCAAGATTATAGATGAAATATTAATGGAGTGGGCGATGCGTTCGCCAGATGGTCTTGTGGGTGGGCATGACACGCCAGAAAACATGGCGGTGCTGAATGAGATATTGGCCGAAAAGGGTGCATTGAGTGCCGCCGAAAAAAATATAACAGGTATAAATCCTTTTCAAAGCAATTTAGAAAAAAGTACAATGTCGCTGTCTCAACAAGAAAAAGATACACTAAATCCATTGGATATAAAGTATTTTGAAAAAGTTGGACCGAGATATATTGCAAGAAAAGATCATCCCATAAAAAATTATGCGGGATCAGCAAGATACAGCGACTTGGCGCAAATGGAAAAAGTACTTAAAAAAGTATTTCCAAACACAAAAGTTGAGCCAGCAATTGAAAAATTTGAATTAAAAAACAAATATAGCAAACCCGAGTGGTCATTGGAGTATTTAGAGAATGTAAAAAGTTTCAATAGACCATCTGCGATAGGAATTTTAAGCGCGTTGGACCAATTAAGTAAAGAAGATAAAGAAGAATTTTTAGATTTAAAATTTGATAGACTTGATGCAAATGAAGCAGTTACATTTTTAAATAGAAAAGGCCCAAGTTATACGAAATTTTTAAAAGCACTGGATGCCTCTAGAAAAGCCAAAGCGAAAGACGGCGATCCAGATGAGGGAGAGGCAAGCGGTTCAAAGGCAGGACGAGGAGAATTCATTATGACACTCTTGATAAAAGGAGCGGAGTCGGCGGGAATTGCCTCCGGTGATATTATTTTAAATGACGGTAGAAGTATAGAAGTCAAAGAAACCGATGATGTGGGAGAATCATTTAGAGCAACCCGTGCATCGTTTGGTGGACAATTTAATAATATTCCTTATGTCGCTGCGGTGAGCGAACTCATTGCTTTTTGTTCTGGAAATAAAGAGAGAGCAGATGCACTGATTGAACTCACAGAAAAAGCCGGTATAGTTGATGGTACTGGATCTGGAACTGGTAAGAAAAGAAAAGAGCTTAGTTATTTAAAAATATTTTTCACAAACCCTAGTATAGAATCTATCAATACTTCTATTGTTTATGGTCTCGAAAAGCTTGGTGCGCATATTCGCAATATTAACAAAGAAGAAGCAGAAAACCAAATAATGGCACCCGACAAAGTGGAGTTTGATGTAAAAAACCAAACCAACGTACTGAAGGTAACAGATGTTGATCCTAATTTAATAGATAAAGTACAAAACCCACCGGCAAAACCAGAAACAGTCACTATAAAAGTTTCTTCTATAGAAAAAGAAAAAAAGAGAGCAGAATTGATAATACCGCAAATAAAAAAACTTAAATTTTTTAAATATGAAAAAACTTCTATGAAAGAAGTCTTTACTCCCGAAAATATTGCAAAAAGCATGTTTGAGGCAATGAGTAAGCCACCGGGACACTATACGGGTGGTATTATATTTTACAATAGTAATAATGGAAAATTTACATACGAAGAAGACCTCACGAACTTTAAACACGGTCAATATTATTTTCAAAGCTATCAACAAACGGGTCCAAAGTTCACAAAGAAGGAACCGGATAAAATTAAATCATGAAAAGAACATTATTTGAAACAATAATAGAAGATTTAGAATGCACAAAAATTGAATCGGGAGTTTTTGATGCATACAATCCAGATCATCTCGCTATGCTTGTAGAAAGCATGGTTAATTTGGGAGTATCCGAGGAGCAGGTGGAGGAGCAATTGCAATCTGCAATGGAAGAAGGAAAATACCCGGAGCGCCAAGCATACAATAAAGAAGGATGGCTTGTTACGTTTCCATCTAAAGAATATCGCGATGCTGCAATCAAGAAAAGAACACATTTTAGTTCAGACCCAACACATGGAAAAGGTGGAATGAATTTGTATTATAAGAAAAAAGGAAAGCAAAAGCGCCAAAAAGCACAAGTTACAACAACAACGCAATCACAGGGCGAAAAACCAACAGCAGCGGCTCCACAACAAAAGACTCAAGTACAGCCACAAGCAGTAAAACAAACAGAACCGACAAAAAGTACAGCAACACCACAACAAAAAGAACCAGAAGACACAGAAGATCTTGATTTTGATTCAAGAGATGATGATTTGGAAAGATATATCGCCGCAAAGTCTGGTGGCAAATTCAAATCAAAGTATTCACAGCCTACACAAACAACACAACCTTCTACGGAACCATCAAAACCAGCCACAGCACCCGCAATCGACGTTCCTGTTGTAACTGCTCCACCGAAACAATATTCTGAAGTATCGAAGAAGTTTGCATCACAAAAGCGTTGGGTTCCTACTCCATATGATGAATATCATGATGCTGAAGGAAATGTTGTTGCTGTGGTTGGATTGAGTGGAGAAATTGTTCCTGTCAAAAACACTGACAGAGAAGAGTACAAAATTTTTGCTGAAAAGAATATGCCACTATGATTTATGGTTGAGCATAATACACAGTTGTTATGTACTTTTTCAAAAAAGGACATGTATCAGGAAGAGATAGAATCCATCTCTGATTATTATCAGATTGTTGATGGAAAAGTGTATGTGCTTGAAAGCAAATCAAATTCATATGACATATTTCTTACCTATAATGTGGTAAAGAATGGCGGACAATTTTATCCCAACACAATTTCAGTTCATCGTAAAAAAGAGTTTAACATCATATACAGCATAAATGCATTGAATGGACTGATACTGCACGAGAATAATGGAGTACAATCATCAACTCATAAGATAGCTTGGGAAAATTACAGCAATTGTTTTATATCAGCAAGAGATGGTAAAGTGAAAATCACGCCAACAAAATTGCTGAAAATATATCGTATAAATTAGCATATATACTTGACGGATTGTTTGTGGTCGTTATAGTTATATCCGAATTAACGAATGACTAATTAACGATTGAAAAATGAACATCACGTTTATTATAGATTGACGATTAGCATTTTTTGGTTCATAGTATTCAACATTGACCGAGTTGAGTACTTTCAAATTGGTCAAACAACATTAAACATTAACGAATAAAAAATTATGCCATTAGATCTAAACAAAATTAAGAGTCGTCTTGATACACTCAAGAACAACACTACCAAGTCCACTGCTCTGTGGAAACCGCAAGGCAAACAAACGATCCGTATTGTTCCTTACGCTCACAATCCTGAAAATCCGTTCATTGAACTGCTTTTCCATTATAACATGAACGGAAAGACATATTTGTCCCCGTCTTCATTTGGTCGTCCTGATCCTATTGTTGAGTTTGCCAACAAACTTAAGAAGAGTGGATCCAAGGATGATTGGAAGCAAGGTCGTGCGCTAGAGCCCAAGCTTCGCACATATGTTCCTATTCTTGTTCGCGGACAAGAATCCGAGGGTGTGAAGTTCTGGGGCATGGGCAAGCAGGTCTATCAGGAACTGCTCGCAATCATCGCTGATCCCGATTACGGTGATATCACTGATCTAAAGACTGGACGCGACATCACTGTCGAGTTCAAGACTGCGGAGGAAACTGGAAAGAGCTTTCCTGAGACCACAATCCGCGTCAAGCCCAACACCAGCATTGCATTCGATCCGAGTGACAACGCGGTGAAGGAAAAGGTCAAGAATCAGAAGAACGTTACGGAACTGTTCCCTGAATTGACTTACGAGGAACTTGCTGCCGTGATGGATACTTGGCTGAATGCATCTGAAGCAAATCCCGACGGTGAAGCTGCTCCAGAAACTACTGAGACAACTGAAACTGCCGAGGAAACAGCAAAGCCTGTTCAGAGCGCAACGGCAAAGGCGGCTATCAAGCCAGCCAACTCCAGCAAGGCAATTGCTGACGAATTCAACGACTTATTCAACTCGTAAGAGTTGGATGTTGGTGAAATGATTAAGTGGGGTGTGCCGCGTGGGTGCGCGGCACACCTTTAATCTCAACTATAAACATTATGGAAAAAGAAAAAAAGAAAAAGTCTGTTGAAGTAGAATTGACTTCTGGTAGAGATGAATTGGCGGAATCTATTGCTGAATCACTGAATAAAAACAGCGATGGCAAGGTTGCGTTTTTTCTTGATGCCGAAGATGATCCTTCACAAATCACTGATTGGGTTTCAACTGGCAATAGCTTGGTTGATCTTACAATCGCCAATCGTCCTAATGGAGGATTGCCTGTTGGTCGTATCACCGAACTAACTGGACTAGAAGCATCTGGTAAAAGCCTTATGGGCGCACATCTTCTTGCTGAAACACAACGTAAAGGAGGGTTGGCGGTATTTATTGACACTGAAACATCTGTGTCTACTGACTTCCTTACTGCGATTGGAGTTGATGTACCAAAGATGATGTATATCAATGTGGACACGGTCGAGGATGTCTTTGACAAAGTTGAAGAGATCATTGCTCTTGTTCGCAAAGCAAACAAGAATCGTCTTGTTACAATTCTTGTTGACTCTGTTGCTGCCGCTTCTACAAAGAAGGAATTGGCCAGCGATCATGGTGCCGATGGTTATGCCACAGGCAAAGCAATCGCCATCAGCAAGGCGATGAGAAAAGTCACAGGCTTGATTGCAAAACAGCGCATTTGCTTGTGCTTTACCAATCAGCTTCGTCAAAAGGTTGGATTCGTTGGCTTGGGTGACCCTTGGACCACCAGTGGCGGAAAGGCAATTGCATTTCACGCATCACTACGTCTACGTCTACAGCAAATGAATCAAATCAAGAACGCGGACAAGCAGACGGTTGGTATTCGTACAAAGTGCAAGGTTGTTAAGAATCGTATGGGACCACCTATGCGCTCTGTTGAATTCGATATCTACTTTGATCGTGGTATCGACAACTATAGCAATTGGTTGGAACATCTGATTGAGTGGGACATTGTAACCAACGCCAAGAAGGTCAAGAGTGACTCCAAGAAGACAAAGAAGCAGTTGGAAGATGAAAAAGAAGAGGATAAGAAGGCAAAGAGTCTTCAATTCATCATGCCTGTTGAGGGTAAAGAACCCGAAACAATCGTGTTTGAAAAGAGGGATCTGCCTAAGTTACTGAAGGATCGTCCTGAGTGCCGTGAATATCTTTATGGCAAACTGTGTGAAAACTTCGTAATGAAATACAAGGCTCCAGACTCCGAGATTGCGGACGACATTGAATATGACGACGCATCCGAAGGCTCTGACGAATAAAAAATGATCGTGTGGAGTGAAATACCTCCACACGGTTATCATATACATGCAAGAAGAAACCAAAAAGAAATTTTCATCTATATTTTCGCAGATTAAAGCGGAGCATGCTTCCTTGCCTGTGAATACAAAGAAGGACAAAAACAGTGATGTTCTTGTTGTTGATGGAACAAATAATTTCATTCGTTGTTGGACTGTGGTTCCAACATTGAGTGATAATGGTGATCATGTTGGTGGAGTTTCTGGTTTCTTGAGTAGTCTTGGTTATGCAATAAAATTATTGCGTCCAACCAGAGTCATTATTGTATTTGATGGCAAGGGTGGTAGTGAGAGACGCAGAAAATTATATCCACAATACAAGGAAGGACGCAAGGTGATGAAGCGTCTTAATCGTGCATACGAAGAAATGTCTGACACTGAAACAGAGCAAAAATCAGTGGTTGAACAAATGGGTAAACTTGTATCATTCCTACAAGAACTTCCTGTGAGTGTAATTTCAATTGATCATATTGAAGCCGACGATGCTATTGCATATATTGCCACACAAATGTATAAAGATGGCCGAGTTACCATTATGAGTGGCGATAAAGATTTCATGCAGCTAGTAAATGACCGTGTTCAGATTTGGAGTCCAATCAAGAAGAAGGTGTATGGAATTGCTGATGTAATCAACGAGTATGGTATTCATCCTACCAATTTCATATACTATCGTATCCTTGAAGGCGATTCTTCGGATAATATTGATGGTGTAAAAGGAATTGGATTAAAGACTGCGATCAAGAATTTTCCTATGCTTACTGAAGCAGAAGAAACATCTGTGGAAAAAATATTGTTGCGTGCAAAGGATTGTGTAAATGAAAAGAAGGCATATGCATCTGTTGTTGAACATGCCGAGATTGTTCAAAGAAATTATACACTAATGCAACTGAAGAACCCAGATTTTTCTCCTTCTCTTCAATTGAAGATACAAGAAAACACAGAGCATATTTATGCTTTCAATAAATTTCATTTCATCCAGAAACTGACCACACATGGAATGCACTCCAGTATTCCTAATTTTCATGTATGGCTTCAGGAGGTATTTTATCCGTTGTCGGTTTTTGCAGCATCTTAAATGTTTCAATATTTAATCGTTGACGGAACGACAACAGTCGTGTAACTTCTTATTCACTTAATCATATGGCACCAGTAATCATAGACAACTTACATAAGTTTGGCTTGGATTTTCAAGTCAAAATCATCGCGAGCATTCTCACGGATAAATCATTCCTTGAGCGTGTGGTAGATATCATTGAAGTGGAGGCATTTGAAAATTCCGCCCATCAATGGATCCTCAAAGAAATCATTCATTACCAGAATGATTATAAGGAGTTGCCTACCATGCAAGTGTTCAAGGTTCGCGTGGACACCATTGAAAATGCCGAATTAAAGGAATCTGTAACTGAACAACTTCGTCGTGTATACAACAAGGTCAGTGAAACAGATCTTCAGTTTGTACGCGAACAGTTCCTTGAATTTTGCAAAAATCAAAAGCTCAAGGGTGCCATTATGGAGTCAGTTGACCATCTTCAGTCTGGTCAATATGATAGAATTAAAGCACTGATTGATCGTGCTATGAAAGCTGGTATGGAACGCAATCTTGGCCACAACTATCACAAAGAGGTTGCTGGACGCATGAGTGAAATGTGCCGCAAAACAATTT